GGGTTTGCCGAAGCTCTCGCGGAGATCATCCACGATGCGGAGTGTGGGCACGATGTTCTTCCACAGTTTCCGCGGCGGCGGACTGTTTTTCACGCCATTGCGCTCGCGCTTGAAGTAGGATTCGAACTCGCCCGCGCCGAAGTGGCGGAATTTTTGGGAATCGAACCACTCGCTGAATGTTTCCGCGGGCATGGCTTACTTCGAGGTGCGGGGTTCGACGACGAGTTCAAAGCGGCCGTCCGGGTGAACCTTGATGACACCGTCACGGGTTGATAGACGCCCGGTGATCGGCGGGGTGATGCAGGACGGCAGGAGCAGCGACAGGGCGGCGAGGAAGTATCTGGTTCTCATGGCTCCTCGTCCGGGGTGTCAACCGGGGCGGATGCCGCTGCCTCTCGTCCCACAATCTTGAGCATGGTGGCGGCAGCGACCTGTTCCGCTTCGCAGTCAAAATAATGCTGGCTCCGAGAACCGATCCGCTCCCACAGCCACTTGCCGTTTTTCTTGATCCGGTGTTCGCCTTCCATCTGGGCGAGATAGTCCTCGTCGATGTCGTCAGGAACCTCCCAGACGGGGCCGTTTTCCGGGTCCTGATTTCGACGCAGGCGGGCGAGCGTATCCTTGATGTTGAGGTTCGACCAATAGAACACCGAGCACGATTGGCCACGTCCGAGCACCACCTTGCGGCGTGGGGAGTAGAAGCGCTCGACGGATTTCCGTCCCTTCACCTTGTGGGTGAACGTGGCTCGCTTGTCACCCATCAGAGCCGTCCAACCGTGGGCCGCACACTCGCGATACACGTCGTAGGTGGCGTGGCCGGCATCGATGAAGACTAGGTTCGGATGGATACCGAACCGCTCTTGGACTGATTGAACATCGGTGAATGTCAGCACGCGCTCGTTCCAGATCAGGCGGCTTGATCCGTCCTCGGCCCATGCGCGCACGACGAGGAACAGATGGTCCATCTGGCAGTCCACCGTGAGGATGCGCAGCGGACAGACGGATGGCTCTCCCGCGGGAACGATTCGCCCCTGAGCATCCACACCCGCCTCGCCTCCCCAGGTTTCGCCTTTCAGGTAGCCGCCCGGGACGATGTCGAGCTTGTAGTCCTCCAGGTATTCGCGCCAGGCGAGCGCGAGGCGTTTCTGATAGAACTGCTGAATCAATGACACGTCGCCCTTGCGAGCGGCGGCCTTGGCGCGGAGGTAGAGTTCGGCGAGCCGTCCCCAGCTCATTGCGCACAGGGCGTTCCAGTGGAATCCGGCGTTTTCCTTCGGCGCGTTCGGGTTGGTGACCACGTAGCGACCGGTGGCGTTGAGTTCGCGGCGGGTGCGGTCGCTGTCCTCGAAGTAGTGGTTGCAGGACGCGCAGGTCATCGTGGTGGTGTCGCGGACCTTCTGGAAATCCCACTCGCCGGATTCGTCGCGGGCGTCCTTGCTCCACTCGACCTGTTCCCACTTGAACGGCTGGCGGTGGTGGCAGTGCGGGCAGGCGAAGGTCCACACGCGCATGTCGGTGGTTTCAAACTTGCGGTGGGTGTCGTCGTCATCCTCGCCGCCTTGACTCATGAACAGGCATTTGCCGAGCCAGCCGAATGCGGTGACACGGGCTTCCGCCTCCGCCATGTGTCCGTTTTTGTACCTCCATGTCTCATCGCAGACCAACCAACGGATCGACCGGCGTTGTAGGTTCGTCTTGTTGTTGGCCCCCAACACCCACAGGGTCATGCCATTGGCGAAGTGGATTGTGGTGTTACGCCGCTTGTGCCGGTTCGCGGGATAGAGCGCCTTCACCGGTTCGCATTCGTCGAATAGTTTCTGGAGTCGGCTTTCGCTTTGGTCCTTCGCGTCATCGTCGGTTTGATCAAGCCATAGTGTTGGGCCTGGATTGTTAGCGATGATGTGGCAAAGGCCAAACTCACCAACACTGGTTTTGCCACTCTGAATTGCGGCGATAATGCTAACAATGCGGATTTTGGTGTCCATCAGCGCCTCCATAGGTTCACGCATCCAAGGTGAGTTTGCTGATCGGAACCGGCCGGGAATTGGTGAGTATGGGATCGAGGTGATATGTTCCTCGCACCACTCCCATGGTGGGCGACGATCTGGTGGACGCCATGCCTCGCGCCAAATTCTGGTAAGTTTTTCAGAAGCTGTCATAGAAGAAGGCGAAGTTGGGGATCCGTGATCTTCGATCCTTTGCGCAGATTTTCCTTCGCCCACAACGGCCGGAGATTGGTGAAATGAAAACACCGGCGGGCCTGGTCTTCATCGCGCATGTCGAAAGCACTGCATGGCATGATGTGGTCAATGTGCCACTTTCGACCATAGTTTTCCATGCTCATACCCGGCTTGAATTTTGCCGAGATGTAATTCATGAATTCTTCGAAGGAGCATCCAAGTAGCGCTTCTGAGTGATCAGGCTTCAGCGTTCCCCTCAGCAGCTTGCCGATGCGTCTCCGAATGCTCGATTCGATCCGATTCTGTGGATTCAGGTATCTTCGCCGAGTCTCCTCTCGCTTCCGTTCCCGTATCTTGTCCCTGTTCTTTCGGTGCCAACGGCTGTTCTGGGCGGAGATCTTCGACTTGTTGCGTTCCCGATACTGGTTGATGGCGTCTTTCTTGCGAAGATAGTAGTCGCGCTTCTGTTGGAGAATGCGCTCTCGATTGTCCTCGTAGTAAGCCTTCTTGGAAGCCTTCTGCTCGTCGCAATAGGCTGCCCGAACCTGCTCGTTTATTCGGTCCCGATGCGCCTGCCGGTATTCACGGCTGTACTGTCTGACATGCTTCCTATTCGCAGCACGCCAACGCCGGTGATTCTCACGCTTCCGCTCTGTCGCGACCTTCTCTGTGCGTTCCACACCCGCTTGGGCGCGTCAACCTGCCTCAGACTCACCCTGATGGAGGATCGTCAACACCTCGTCGATGGCACGGCGGGCTTCCTCCTGAATACCGGTGGCGTCGAGTCCCGATAGAATCGGAGGCAATTCCTGCTCGAATTTTTTGCGGAGCATCGACGTTGCCTGCGCTACGAACTCGGTCCATGCCTGCCGCACTTCCTCGACGGCCACGTAATCGCCGCGCCGGATGCCGAGCCGCAATTCCCGTTCCTCCACTTCCGCTAACAACTTGCGGGCCTTGAGTGACGATTCGATGTCGGCGGATTCCTGTGTCGCCGGTTCACCACCCTTGAGATCGTTGCGGCGCATGAATTCCCGCCAGGCGGCCACGTCGTGCAAGCCGTTTGAGGCGGGCTTCGGCGCGTCCTTGCGCTTCTTCCAGGTGTTGAGCGTCTGGCGGCTGATGCCGAGGATCACGGCGAGTTCCACGTACGATGCCGCAGTGGCGGGTTCCGCTCCGGTGCCGGTTGCCATCGTTTGCAGCATGGCCCGCTCGGCACGGGTCAGCTTGCCGCCCTTTTGCACGCGGGCGATCAGGTTGGCGAAGTCGCGGGAGAGCAGCTTTTTGGCGATGTCTGGTGATACGGCGTCCATCTGCCGGGGCGGATTCGTCAACTGGCGTGGTTGACTCCCGGCACCGGGCCATGAGCATTCCCGTGCATTGCGCCCACACCGCCCTCGTTGATCCGAACACGCTGAAACCCAACCCGGTCAACCCGAACCGGCACAGCGCCCACCAGATCCAGCTTCTCGCGTCGATCATCCAGGAGCAGGGCTGGCGCAATCCGGTCACCGTCTCGAAACGCTCGGGTCTGATCGTCCGCGGTCACGGCCGGTTGGAGGCCGCGCTTCTCATCGGCTGCGAAACGATCCCCGTGGACGAGCAGGACTATGCGAGCGAAGCCGAGGAACTCGCTGACTTGCTGGCCGACAACCGCCTCTCGGAATTGGCTGAACTCGATGAAGACGACCTGCGGCGCGTGCTCAAATCAATCGGTGACGCCGATCCCGACTTCGACATCGAGCTGACCGGCTTCATGGAAGACGAGATCCGCAAGCTGATGGACGACGAGGCCAATCCCGAGGACGAACTCGAAACGATTCCCCGGATGGAATGCCAGGCGTTCGAGACCCACGACTACCTCGTGTTCATGTTCCACGACCTGCGGGATTGGATGCAGGTGCTTCAACTGATGGAGGTGTCGGAGGTTGACTACTCGATCACCCGCAGAACCAAAAAAATCGGCATTGGCCGTGTGCTCCATGGAAAACGACTCATCGAACTCTGCCGCCGCGCCAGCATGGCCGGAATTCCGCCCGTTGAAACTTCGACTTGTGATCTTGTCTCGGAGCCGAAGCCGCTCGATCACCAGCCACAAGTTGTTCCAGACGGCGACGCTGCTCGTTCCCGCAAGCGAGGCTGAACATTACCGGCATACCGGGCTGGAAATCGAAACCATCCCCGACGAGGTGGCCGGCATCAGCGCCGTGCGGAATTGGGTGCTGAAACATTTCACTGATGACGCCATCGTCATGCTCGACGACGATATTTCCGCGTGCGTGTGCATGGTGTCGCTGCGCTGCCGGAAACTCTCCATCGCTGAAACCCTCGCCATGCTTGAAAACTCGGCGTGGTGTGCGCGTGGGGCCGGGGCACGATTGTTCGGCTGGCACCAGCGGAGTGATCCGCGGCTTTTGCAACGCAATGATCCGTTCGGTGTGAACCACTGGGTTGGCGGGGCGGTCGGTGTGGTTCGCGATGAAAAGGGCGGCGTGCCGAAGTGGGACGAGCTTCTCAAATGCAAGTGCGACATCGACGCCACGCTCCAGGAGCTGATGGACAATCGCCTTGTGTGGAACGAGGCGCGGTTTTGTTTTGTCCAGGAGCGCGACAAGAATCTCGGCGGCAACAGCTTGTTTCGAAGTGAGGAACGTATCGCCACCGAGAAGCGATACCTCAAGCGCAAGTGGAAGGCCCACATCCGCCTTGAAACCTACAAGAGCCAGGACCGCGTGTCGATGGACGCACCACGTCGTCAATCGGTGAAGCTGTGATAAATGGCGTCCAATACTGCTTTCACCTCGTGTGCCAAACTGACATTCTAGCAGACGATGAGTTATCACTTACACACCAAGCGCGGATACTCCTTCCCCGGAGTGTCGAGCGCGATGCAGAAGGCGATCCGGCGCGGTGACGCAAAGCTGGCCGGATATTGGGCACTCGAACTTTGGGCGAGCGGATTCGGCCAGTATGTCTGGCGGCGTCTGCTCACCGTGAGCGCGGAGGACTGCTGGGGAATCCTCACGGCGGAGGTCAAGGCGCTGCACGACAGCTACACCGAGATCAATCGCAACACGCCATCGAAGACGCCGAAAGGCCGCATCTTCATTTCCAAGGCGGTGATCCTGCTGAGCCTCGCCAAGAAGAGCCGCGATCCCGACCACCTGCAAAACTTCGTCTATGACCAGCAGGCAGGGCTAGACCCGGAAACCCTCACCGATGAACTCGAACAGGTGGGCGAATACATCCCGATCCCCGACTACGCTTACGACTGCCACACGCCGCAGGGCCGCAAGATGGGCAAGACGAAAGCCGAGTTCTTCAAAGCCGAGCATGAAGCGCTCAATCCATTCATTCCCGGCCTGTTCGACAACCTGATTGATTCCTGATAAACCACCAACCACTGAGATCCCATGGGCATACACCTGATGCAACCCCGCTTCCCGCTTGGGAAAATATACGCTACCCCCGGCGCACTTGCGCTGGACGTGGACCTGACCAAATACCTCCGCCGTCACCACTGCGGCGATTGGGGTGATGAACTATGCGCCGAAGACAAAGAGGCGAACGAACACTCGCTCAAGGACGGCACCCGTCTTCTCAGCCGCTTTGCCACGCCGGGCGGGTCGATCTACATCATCACCGAGCACGACAGGTCGATGACGACAATTTTGCTGCCGGCAGTATACTGACGCGGCGGCTGTT